AGGTTAATCGCCTACAGTCACTATGTGTAAACACGGCGCAGGTAACGGACGAGTCCATCAGAGATACGCTTCTTGACCTTGCCAATTACGCCATCATGACGGTGATCGAACTTGAAACCTTAGAAATGGAGGATGTGTATGGAAGTAACAACGCAGGCGCAAAACCCTAAGTTCCCACAGAACAAAGTGTGCGCATCGGATCCAGCGGCACGCTGGTGGAATTGGGTAAAGGACGGTACCGGCTGCCGTACCCTTTACCTGGACGGTGTAATCGCCGAAGAAAGCTGGTTTGATGATGATGTCACCCCAACGGCGTTCAGAGATGAGCTGTTCGCCGGTAAGGGTGACGTTGTTATTTGGATCAACTCTCCAGGCGGTGACTGTGTAGCAGCGAGCCAGATATACTGCATGCTCATGGACTACCCGGGGAACGTAACCATCAAGATAGACGGTATCGCGGCTTCGGCGGCTTCAGTTATAGCGATGGCCGGTACGAGGGTGCTGATGTCCCCAACCTCGCTCATGATGATTCACAACCCTCTGACCATGGCCATCGGCGACAGTGAGGAAATGCAGAAAGCCATCGCCATGCTCTCTGAGGTCAAGGAGAGTATCATCAACGCTTATGAAATTAAGACCGACCTTTCAAGAGCAAAAATATCCCAACTCATGGATGCGGAGACCTGGCTTAACGCCAACAAGGCCATAGAGATGGGTTTCGCGGACGGTGTCCTGTTTGAGGAGACAGAGACTCCACCCGACACCATCATAGAAAACAGCTTCATGTTCAGCCGCCGGGCTGTTACAAACTCGCTAATGAACAAGATTAAACCTAAAGTATCCGAGCAGAAGCCCGGTACTCCAATAGAGTCGCTGGAAAAGCGGCTTAATTTAATTAACCACTAATTTTGAGGAGGATATCTATATGAATAAGATTCAGGAACTGCGCGAAAAGCGCGCAAAAGCATGGGATGCCGCAAAGGCATTTCTCGACACTAAGCGAGGGGCAGATGGCTTGCTCTCCGCTGAAGATGTTGCCACCTACGAGAAGATGGAAAGCGACGTTGTTGCTCTTGGACAGGAAATAGACCGTCTGGAGCGTCAGACTGCTCTGGATGCGGAGCTCAACAAACCTACTGCTGACCCTATTACCGGCAAGCCTGGAAAACCAAATGGTGAAACCAAGACGGGCCGTGCCTCCGACGAGTACAGAAACGCCATGCTTAGCGCTCTGCGCTCCAACTTCAAGCGTGTAAACGACATACTGCAGGAGGGCGTAGACGGCGACGGCGGCTACCTTGTCCCGGATGAATACGACAGCCGCCTTATTGATGGACTGACTGAGGAGAACATCTTCCGCAAACTCGGCACCACCATTACCACTAGCGGTGACCACAAGATAAACATTGCGGCCACGAAGCCCGCCGCCGCATGGATTGAAGAAGGCGGTGCGCTCTCCTTTGGCGACGCCACTTTCTCCCAGATCCTGCTTGACGCACACAAACTCCATGTGGCTGTAAAGGTCACTGAGGAATTGCTCTATGACAACGCTTTCGGCCTTGAAAACTATATCCTTGACCAGTTTGCAAAGGCTCTCAGCAACGCAGAGGAGGATGCTTTTCTCAACGGCAACGGTGTCGGAAAACCGCTGGGTATCTTCGCAACTACGGGCGGCGGTCAGATTGGCGTAACCACCTCCGGCAATTCCATCACTGCTGACGAGGTCATAAATCTCGTCTATGCACTCAAGCGCCCTTATCGCAAGAATGCCGCGTTCATCACAAACGACCAGACTCTCTGCGTTCTCCGAAAACTGAAAGACGGAAACGGAGCGTATATCTGGCAGCCGTCCTACCAGGCGGGTGAACCGGACAGGCTTCTTGGCTATCCGGTTTATACCTCCGCTTATGTACCCATCATTGCGGCGGGCCAGCCTGTTATTGCTTTCGGCGATTTCAGCTATTACAACATCGGCGATCGCGGGTCCCGGTCATTCTCTGAACTTAAGGAACTGTTTGCCGGCAACGGGATGATTGGCTATGTCGCCAAGGAGCGTGTTGACGGAAAGCTGGTGCTACCCGAAGCTGTGCAGATCCTCAAGATGAAGGCCACTTCCGGCTCTTAAGAAAGGATGGCGGCGGTATGACACTTTTTGAGAAAGTGAAAGCCAACCTCATATTGGAACATAACCGCGATGATGAACTTCTGCAGGTATACATCTCCGCCGCCACCGCTTATGCCGAGAGTTATCAGCACCTGGGGGAGGGGTATTATTCGAAAAATGTAATGCCGCCCACTACAGAGCAGGCCGTCGTCATGCTGTCATCCCATCTCTATGAATCAAGGGATGGCAGCACGGGCGGTTTCTTCGCGGATAATGTACAGGCGGGACAGCAGGTGTGGAACACAGTCAATCTGCTACTCCGCCTTGACCGGGATTGGAAGGTGTAAAAATGAGCTTTGGGAAGATGAATGCTTTTATAGATATTATATCGAAAGAGGAAGTTGAAGACAACGATGGATATTCAACCATTACGGATGTGACAGTAGCATCTGTGAGAGCGTACAGAGAATACCGTAGCGGCACCAAAAGATGGGCAAGCCGAGCCTTGTTTTCAGAAGCCACGAACCTTTTCCGCTTTCGCTGTATTCCGGGGGTGACTGTTACAACTGCAATGACCTTAGTCTGCAACGGCTGTAGATTTGCAATAACCTCGGTTGAGGATGTCGGGGGACGCGGTATGTACATCGAGGTGTTGGCAAAAGAAGTAAAGCAAACCGGTTGAGTTATATATAAGGGGGGCAACATGAAAGAAATCTGGAACTGGGTTCAGATGGCGCTTTCCGCCATTGGCGGCTTTCTGGGCTACTTTCTCGGGGGTATGGACGGTTTTCTGTACGCGCTGATTGCCTTTGTAGTCATCGACTACATCACAGGCTTAATGGTGGCAGCGATCCAGAAGAAAGTTTCCAGCGAGGTCGGTTTTAAGGGCATCTGCAAAAAGATGCTCATTTTTATTCTCGTGGGAGTGGCGAATATCGTCGACAAGCAGATCATCGGAAACGGCAGTGCCATCCGCACTGCGGTCATTTTCTTCTATCTGTCCAACGAGGGAATCAGCATTCTGGAGAATACGGCTCTGATTGGGCTTCCGGTGCCGCAGAAGCTCCGGGATGTTCTGGAGCAATTGAAAGGCCCCGAAGACAAGGAGGACAACGGCAAATGAATATGCACAAACAAATCTTAACGCAAAACGCCTGCTATAAAGCAGGCAAAACGATCACGCCCAAGGGAATCATGGTGCACAGCACCGGTGCGAACAACCCGTGGCTGAAGCGGTACGTCGGTCCCGACGATGGATTTCTGGGCATCAACACCGCAGGGACCCACTGGAACACGCCACTTCCGGGCGGACAGCAGGTGTGTGTCCACGCTTTCATCGGCAAGCTGAAAGATGGCTCCATTGCGACCTATCAGACTCTGCCGTGGAACATGCGGGGCTGGCACTGCGGCGGTCAGGCAAACAACACTCATATAGGCTTTGAAATCTGCGAGGATGGACTTACCGACCCCGCTTATTTTTCTGCCGTTTATAAAGAAGCAGTGGAGTTGTGCGTGTATCTCTGTAAGCTCTACGGCCTTACGGAGAAAGACATCATCTGTCACTCTGAGGGCGCAGCTATGGGCATCGCCAGCAATCACGCGGATGTGATGCACTGGTTTCCGAGGCACGGGAAGAGCATGGATATGTTCAGAGCCGACGTGAAAGCTGGGCTGACTGCCGAGACCACACCTAAGCTAGACAACACGCCTAGCGATTGGTCAAAGGAGGCCATTTCATGGGCTATTCAAACGGGCATCTTAAAAGGGGACAACGGCAACCTTATGCTCCGTCAGCCACTTACCCGTGAGCAGTTCTGTGTGATGCTCTACAGATACAATCAGCTGAAAGGGTCTGTGAATTCATGACCCAGACCGAAAAAGAGAAGATCGAACAAATGCGTCTGCGTGGTGTCAGCTACTGCGAGATTGCCAAAAGGCTCAACCTTAATATCTCTACTGTTAAAACCTACTGCAGGCGCAACAAGCTACAGACCGCAAACCTCCAGCCTTTGGAGGAAACAAAGCAAGATTCTGCTTTCTGCAAGCAATGTGGAAAACCTTTATTGCAGGGCGTGAAACAGAAGCCCAAGAAGTTCTGCTCGGACAAATGCCGTATGGCATGGTGGAATGCCCACAGAGATGAAGTGAATAAAAGAGGGGCCAGTAAGCTGGTGTGCTCCGCTTGTGGAAGAACATTTGAGAGCTATGATACCAACAGAAAATACTGCTGCCACGCCTGCTACATAACCGACAGATTTGGAGGTGCAAACAATAACACACGAGTTATTTGAACGTGAAAAACAGTATCGTCTCGCTATAGCCGTGGCAAAAACCATGCTTCATGACGGCGTTATAGACGAGGACGATTACCGTGTAATTGATACAAAACTGTTAGAACATTTTCGGCCTGTTTTGGCGGGACTATACCCCCAAAGCGCTTGATACAATCCTCGTTCAGAGGTAACATGGGAGCTACGAAGGGAGGTTGAACAGTGGCAAAAACAGTACGTAAAATTCAACAACCGGTAGCTCTGTTGCCAAAGAAAAAGCGAGTTGCTGCCTATGCCAGAGTTTCCAGTGGAAAGGACGCTATGCTGCACTCGCTTTCAACACAGGTCAGCTATTACAGCGAGTATATCCAGCGGAATTCCAACTGGGAGTTCGCTGGGGTGTATGCCGATGAGGCTCTGACAGGCACCAAAGACATGCGCCCTGAGTTTCAGCGTATGCTTGCAGATTGCCGTGCAGGGAAGATTGACGTAATCATTACAAAATCTATCTCTCGGTTTGCTAGAAACACAGTGACGCTACTGGAAACCACACGGGAACTGAAAGCGTTGGGCATAGACGTATACTTCGAAGAACAGAATATACACACAATCAGCGGGGAGGGTGAGATGATACTTACTCTCCTCGCTTGCGTTGCACAGGAGGAAAGCCGGGCCACCAGCGAGAACTGTAAATGGCGCATACGAGAGCAGTTCAAAAATGGTGAGACAGCAAACTGGCGTTTCCTTTATGGTTATCGTATCCAGCAAGGAGAGGTCTTTATAGATGAGTCCGAAGCCGTTATCGTGAGGCGCATCTTTGATGAGTACCTCTCCGGCGATGGAGCGTACCGCATCGCAAACCGTCTGTGCTCTGACGGAATTTCTTCATATTATGGAGGGGAATGGACAGCTAAACGAGTCTACGCAGTGCTGAAAAACGAGAAGTACACCGGAAACGCTCTTCTCCAGAAAGCATACGTTACCGACCATCTCACGAAGAAAAAGGTCAAAAATAAGGGTGAGCTGCCGCGCTACTATGCCGAGGGTACCCATCCTGCCATCATCGAGATGGAGCAATTCGAAGCGGTTCAGAAAAGGCTTGCCGCCGCCAATGAGAAAGCCAATGCTAAAGGAGACCATGCAAAGCGTTACCCATTCTCCGGGATGATCCATTGCGGCCAGTGCGGGAGCTACTACCGGCGCAAGACGAACCGGGGGAGACATTACTGGAACTGCTCTACATACCTTACAAAAGGTACGGCAGCTTGTCAGGCTAAGCAAATACCTGAGGATACGCTAATAGACCTGACAAATCAAGTTCTTGGAATTCCCACATTCGACGAGGACATATTCAGAAAACAAATATCCGCCATATATGTTCCTGCTCCTAACAAGATAATCTTCAATTTCACAAACGGCAGTAGGGTAGAGGCAGAATGGAAGGATCGTTCGCGAAGTGAAAGCTGGACGGATGAGATGCGCCAGGCGGCAAGAGAAAATACGCTAAGGAGGTGCGAGCAATGGCAGCGAACGTAACGGTAATACCGCCGACAGTACAGCTCTATACAGCCCAGCCATTATCCACCACGGCAGTTCGCCGAGTATGCGGATATGCAAGGGTTTCTACAGATAATGAAGAGCAACTCACAAGCTACGAGGCTCAGATGGATTACTACAAGCGCTTCATCAGTAGCCATGAGGATTGGAAGTTTGTGGGCCTTTACAGCGATGAGG